GCTGGCAGATACACGTTGAAGTAAAGCGCAGGAAATCAGGCTATTCGTATGTGTATGGGCGCTTGAAGACCGACCCACTGATTAGCAGTGGAAGCCTGTTGATATGCCGGTTAAGCCGGTTGATGCAAGTCATGGACGATGGCATATGTCTGCCCAATGTTGCACCACGTTGCGCTGGCCTTGAAGATGCCATGTTGCAAGCACGTACTGATGCACGTGTAGGGTGGTTACCCATTGTGCTTGCCAGGCAGGACGATGAGGAATGGCTATTAGCGTGGAGGGAAGAGGTGGACACGCGACTCATGGAAGAGGTGCGAACATGGCTAGGCGATGGCGATACGAAGGTGGTATAGGCAAGCCCATCAGCATGGTTAACACCATTCGCTCACGCGGTGGTACATGGACACGCACAGCCAAAGCACATAAGGCTGTGCATATGTGCTGTGCTGTATGTGGTGCAGTGGCTGACCTTGAGACAGATCACATCATCCCACTGCATCGTGGTGGCACAAATGATTGGAAGAATTTGCAGTCATTGTGCCGCACACATCACGTTATTAAGACAACGAGCGAAATTTGACCGGCCCCCGTCATAGGGCCGAGGGGCCTATACCCGCTAAGGCACCGCGGTGTGGATCCGCCAAAACAGACACACGCCGTAAACACCTGAAGCGACCGCCTTTATGCGCCGACCTAGCCGACGCGTACGCCGAATCGATCGCCAGCGGGAGCGCCGTCGCAAACTTGCGGATCGTTGATTCGTGCAAGCGCTACTTAGCCGAGCGCAAGTCGCCGGCGGCGCACGATGTGTGGTGGGACGAGCCACGCGCCGAGGAAGCCCGAGCGTTTGCACGCAAGTGCGGCCAGGGCGTGGAGGAAGGTGCCGGTACTCCGCTTGAATGGATGCCGTGGCAATGCATGGTTGCGATGGTTTTGCTTGCCAGGCGGCGGGTGGTGTCCAAGGTGAAGACCGACACGCCGGCAACCAAGGCGCTGCTGCTGGTGGTAGCACGCGGAAACGGCAAGACCGAGTTTGCTGCATCGATGTTGATGGCCGCAATGCGCGATGGATCGCAAGCGCTTGAGTTTTCGTCAGTTGCGCCGGATGGTCGGTTGGCTCAGAAGACCTTTGAGCGTATGGCAACAATGTGCCGCACCCTGGCGCTCGATGACACAGACAAAGACGAGAAAGGGTGGACGTCTTCGGGTGGTTCGACGCCGGCGCATCCAGGCAGAGTGCGCCACGGCGGCAATCGTTACATATCTTTGCCGTGTACGGATCGTGCATTAGACGGCCAGTGCAATCGGCTGACCATTTCGGACGAATGCAGTCGCATGGATAAGGCGTTTGGGCGCTTGCTCACCGGCCTTGCAAAGTTTGCAACGTCACAACTATTGGCAATCACGACGCCTGATCCGGAGCAGAAGACGCGCCCGATTTGGGGCTACTGGCAAGCGTGCGAGGCCGCAATCAATGACGGAACGCCGTATCCGGCCGGTTGGTGGCCCATGATTTACGGTCTTGATGCCGAAGATTGTGCCTCAGATCCTGCCGTTTGGGCAAAAGCGCACCCAGGTTTGGGCGTCATTGTCGACCCGACGCAGTTGCAATTGGCCGCGCAGACGATGCTAAACACGGGCGATCCCGTGCAGATTGCTGAGTTTGAGACGCAGCTGGCGTGCAGATATCACACGATTGCGACGTCTGATGTCGATACAGCAATCCTTGAGCGCCAGTTCGAGGAAGTTGACTGGACGCGGTTGCGCGGTGCGCCGGCGGTGATTGCTGTTGACCTAAGCCGCGGCGGTTACGGTGCGCAGCTCGACCTGACCGCGCTTACATTGATGGTGGTCGATGGCAAGATGATCCGCGGCCGCAACGTGTGCTGGTGGGCCGGCGTCGACATTGCGCTAGATGAGAAGAGAAGTCGAAACCCACTACAGAAATGGATTGAAGCGGGACACCTTCGGCGAATGCCTGACGAATGGCAGGACATGAGGATTGTCGAAGCGGAAATCGAGAACATAATGGCCACTTACGACGTTCGGAAGATCGGAGTCGACCCACATCCAGCGCAAGCGCATGACATAAAGCGATGGATTGACCGCGGATGGCCCATCATTACGATCGATCAGGGCATTAGAACAATGGCTCCTGCCTGGAAGGTGTGGGCAGACCTCCTCAAAAGTAGGCAATTGACGTACACCGCAGACCCAGTTTTGGTGTCCGGACTCGGTCAAATCACCCTAATTTCAGACAATGTGGGCAACATCCGGCCGGTAAAGGGACGCGGCGGCAAGGGCAACATGGATGTGATCGTCTCCGGCAACATGGCAGCGCTCTTGATGGAGCACCATCAGGTGCGCGAGTCAACCGGACTCAGCACTAGCGCTTGTCCGATTGGTTAAGGTGGCAAGTCTAAAATAATCGCTTGACAACGCGGGGCACATTTGTCCCATGCGTTGCAGTGAGCATCTTCGCACGATTCTTCGGTTTCAAAAGCGGCGTAGTTGTCTACGCACGCCCGGAACCACTGGCAACGCCAGCACCACAGCATTTACCCGCTGTCGTTCGTGCAATGAATCTCATCAGCACTGACTTGGCGCGGCTCCCGTTCTCGATCATCGACTCGCAGGGCCAGGTGGTGGACTCGCCGATCACCCAACTGATGACCCGCGAAGCCTCGCGCTGGCAGTCGGGCTTTGAGTTTCGGCGCTATTTGACTACGTGCGCGCTTGATTCGGGCAACGGTTTGGCACTCATTCGCCGTGATTCATCGGGCACAGTCGCCGAATTGCAGCCACTTCCAAGCGGAACATCGACCGTCGAGCTCACAGAAGAGGGCGTGCAGTACCGGCTTGGCGGGAATCTCCTGAAGGCAGACCAGGTGCTACACCTCGGCTGCTATCCGGATCCGCTGTCGCCGAGTTGGTATATGTCGCCGATGGACGCTTGCAAGTTCGCCATGGAACTTGCGGCAGACCAGGACGCGGCCCACAAGAGCCTGATCCGCACCGGTAGCACCGGCAAGGTTTCGATCTCTCACCCGGGCGCGATGTCCGATCAGACGGTTCAAGCCATCCGCGACGCCTGGCAAACCATGCACGCAACCGCGGAAGGTGCATCGCGCCCGCTGATCTTGCGCGAAGGCATGAAGGCTGAGCGCATCAGCGCTGAATCAACCACCACAAGTTTGGAGTCGCGCCGGTTCTCAATTCAAGAGATCGCCCGCGCATTCGGCGTACCGCCCGAAATGCTTTACCAGCAGGGCGGCGGGGCGCTGTCCTCACAATCAGAAACCGCACGCGCCTACGTCGATGGCGCGCTAGCCCAATGGGTGACAGCGTGGGAGTCGGAGATCACGCGAAAACTCTGCGGGCCCGGCGAACACGCAAGGCTCGATACCGACGTCCTGCTCCGCGGCAATATGCGCGATGCCGGCATGGCGCTGTCGAAACTTGTCCTCGCCGGGATCCTCTCACCGAACGACGGCCGGAAGCGCATGGGCTTGCCTCCGATTGCCGGCGAACAGTTCGACATCCCAAGTGTGTCTATGCCAGGCGGAATGAGCGCCGTCCAAGGCGACAACGCCACCGAGAACATCGATGGAGGTGAAGACATTGCTTGAAATCCGTACCGCCAAGATCAGTATGCAAGGCGACAAGATCGGCGGCTACGCCAGCGTGTACGACGCTCCGAGCCATCCGCTCACCGTTCGCGGCATCAACGGTGGCAAGCCATTCACCGAGAAAGTCGCACGCGGCGCGTTCGACAACTCGCTCCGCTCCAACATCTCGCTGCTTGTCGGTCACGATTCGCGCGACCTCTTGGCAAACACCAAGAGTGGGCTACTCCAGCTCAACAGTGACGCGCACGGTCTTGCGTTCGAAGTAACGCTCCCCGACACGCAGCGAGCAAAAGATATCCGAGCACTCGTGGACGCCAACGTCCTGAGCGAGATGTCATTCGGCTTCAACGTGATCTCCGACTCTTGGAGCGGCAGCACACGCACACTCACCCAAGTTCGTTTGCTTGAAGTCTCAATCGTAGAAAACGGCGCTTATCCGCAGACGAGCGCCGAAGCCCGCAACCTCCAGTCGGGCTTAGCCCGTCTTCGTCTGCGTCTAAGGATGCCGCTATGAAACTGTCCGAACTCTTTGAAAGCCGTAAGGCGCTCACCGCAGAGCGCGATTCCATTCTCGCACAAGACTCACTCACCGTGGAAGTCGAAGCCCGCGGTCATGAAGTCGCAAACGAACTTGCAACCGTCGAAGCCGAGATCCGTTCCGCGCAAATGCGCGAGCGTTTCGCATCTTCAAGCGCTGTCGAACTCATCGCCAAGCGCGACATGGAACTCGGACGCGAAGAGCGCGACACCAAGAAGTACCGCGACCAGTTCATCGGTTGGCTGAAGGGTGGACAGGCTCCCGAAGTGCGTGCGCTGTCGACCGCAACCACTCCGACAACCGCTGCTGGCACGATCATGGTGCCAGCCGTGTATGAGACAGGTATCCTAAAATACCTAGATTCGCAGGATTTCATGAGGTCCCTAGCGGAGTATCGCGGTGGTCAAACTGGCTACCCATCGCTCCGATACAACACGCAGACCAGCGCCGACTACGGTGGCGGCACTGGTTCGTGGATTGCTGAAGGTGACACAGCCATAGTGAACGATATGTCACTTGCTGAA